AACGCTTCTGCCTCTCTACGGCTGCCTACCTCAATCGGCTCTGTTTCATAAGGCTGGCCTTTACGCGACAAGTTAATTTTGTAGCCCATCCCGCGTGAGCTGGCATCAAGATAGCGGATGCCCTTGATGCCTTTATCCAACAAGCCTTGCGAAACCTCAGTGGGTGTGGCTCGATCTTGCCCAATCATATCACCACCAAACAGCTCATTGTCATATGCACGCTTGAGTCTTGCCCCAGCTACTTCTTCGCCGGCTCCAAGGACGCTTTTAACTAAATCACTTTGTTCGTCCAGACGCGCATCGTAATTTACAAAATCATCTGGTGACGCACTAATATCAACTTCGTACATTTGACCGGAGCGCAACTCGCCGCCAGAAGCAATGTGCTGCAAGTCATCTAAAGCGTCTTTGTTTATACCTATAAACGCTTGCTTTTTGCTTCCAGCGCTATCTGGCAAAGCCTCTAATCTTGCCACTTCACCTTTAGTGTATTCAATCGCGGCATCAATGTCGCCATTGTGTCGGTCTAGTATTCTATTGACCGCACCTGATCTCATGCCGGTTAGCTTGTCTTTGTAGTGCTTCGCAATTCTTTCGTTTTCTGCAAAATATAAGCCATGGCCATAAGCTTGCGCCCCTTCGCCAGTGCCAATTTTTGTAATATCAAAACGATCAAACTCATGTGGCGTCCCATGATACGCTTTCATAACAGACGGCGCATCTCTTGACGCAGCGCCAGCAGAGCGCGCCTCACCGGATCTCTGAAATATCTCGCTGAGCATGTCGGGGTCAAGTTGGATCGCTGAACGCGCTAAGCCGGACGCGTCTGCTGCAAGCTTGCCAGCGTCCTCTGCGATCTGCTGCTGCGCGGGCGAGCCGCCAAGCAGCCCCTCCATGACGCCTTGAATAGGCGTGAGGTATCCGCGTGCAGCCAGAGCGGCAGGCGTGAGCGCAAGCGCCATCTCGACGCCCATATCAAGCGCAGCGCGCCTGCGCGCCTCCGCAGTCTGATCGGGATCGAAGACAACGCCGCCAGCTGTCATCGCGTTCATCTGGCCCTGCACGGGGTTCATCTCGGCGACCGTCTCTACCGCTGGGCGTAGGTTCGGGGGAACGTAACGCTCTAAGCCAGCAAACAGCTCGTCAAGTGCGGTGCGGCGTTGCTGGCCGTTGTTGAAGAAATTTAGGAGCTGTTCCATATCAACAATCCCACGCTTTGCGCGACCAGTAGTTGGCGCTCAGCTTGCTCGACTTGCCCTTGATGCCGCCGGAGCGTGCGCAGTAGGACGATTTGCGCTTGGGCTGATCCTTCTTGATGGACATGGCGGGGTCGCCAAAGTTAACCTTCTTTACCGTGTCGCCCTCAACCGCCAGCACTTCAAACTTCTTCGGCCCGCCGCGTCGCGGCTTATTCACCGCCGTGAACCCGTGGCGCTTCTTCGCTGCTGCGATCTTCTCTGACTTGGTGCGCGCCATGCTATTTCTTCTTCGCGGTCTTCGCGGCCTTCTTAAACGCCTTCGCGGTCGGCGCGCCCTTGCTGCCTACCTTGCGCATCTTCTCGCCAGACCCAGCAGCAATGCGCTTACGCTTCGCGTGGATGTTTGCGTATAAACCCTTAGCCATCTAAGCTCCTTCGCCCCACTGGACGCATTGATAATCGGTTGCGCGATATGCAGGAAACATCTGCCGCGCGTATTCCAGCCCGCTCGGTATGGACTGTATGCACTGGCTCTCGCTCTGCATCACAGGGCTGCCAAACGAAAAGCAATTACCCTCGACGCTGCAAAGCAAAAGCAGCGCCGTCCACATCACTTCTTCTTCTTCGCGTATGACACCTTCTTGCCAGACTTCTTGGCGGCGGCCTTGGCTTTCGCCATACCTTTGGGCGTGTACGCGTAGTGCTTCGATCCAACTTTTGGCATCGTAACCTCCGTTATATCTTCCAGCATAATAACATTAAAACGCCAAAAAGAAACCCCGCGCGCGCAATGGGAGGTGCGCGGCGGGGCCAAGTTGCGCGAGACAGGGAGGAAACTCGCTTGAGGTATAGATAGCGCGAGCAGGTGCGCTTGTCCATGTGGGGGGAGCGTAAACGCTTTTACGCGGTCACGCAATCCCCTGCAGGTTGCGCTTGAGCGCGCCACGCCAACGTGACATCGGCCCGCTCAGGGCCGTTGCCGCGTCTGACGCCATCGTCAGGCACACGGCGTCGGCAAGGTCAGGCGAGCGCAGCCCGCGCTTGCGCATGGCGTCCTTGCTCTCGGCAGCCATCTTCCCAGAGGACGTGAACGCGTAGCGGATGCCGGTCAGGTCAGCCAGCAGCTCGTCGTCGTTGGGCAGCTTGCAGCTGCGATCCTCCAGCCACGCCTTGCACTTAAACCACAGCTCCGTGCGCAAGTTGTTATACGTCTCCTTCATCGACGGCGCCTCGGCAACGTTCACGCCGCGCACGGGGGCGCCAAGCTCGTGCATCCGATCCACGACGCCCGACCCTATACCAATGCTGTCAACAAGGATCTCGCTGGGCTGCTGCGACGGGGGCAGCGCATCGTATTCAGCCATCACGCGGCCAACGGTCTGCATCAGATCGAGCCCGCGCCACGACTTGATCTCCGTGATCACGCTGCCCTCGCGCTTGCAGAACGCGGTGCGGTCGGTGCCAAAGCGCGCAGGGTCAATCGCCCACACGGCGCGCGTGTTGGGCGCAACCTCGATGTCGCGCTTCATCGCGGCCTCGGCCAAGTGGTACGGCACGATCGTGTCATCATCTGCCAGCGGAAACTCGCCAAGCACGCGGATGCGAAACGCGTTGCTCTCCTCCCCGTAGCGCGCGCGCATCTCGTCAACGAACTCGTCGCTAACAAGCGGGCTGTCAACGCACGACCAGCGGCGCGTCCACCAGCTATTCGCGAGACGCGTCTGGCTCTCGTAAAACGTGCCAGAGGATCGCGTTGGGTTGCTCAGCAGCACCGTGGTGGCGCTGTGGCCAGACATGCTGCCGGCGGCGGCCTCAAACACCTTCTCCGGCACACCTGACGCCTCGTCGATGACCAGCAGCACATGCTCGCTGTGAACGCCGGCGAGCGCCTCCGGCGTTTCCGCGCGAGACGTGCGGGCCGAGATGAACGCCTCGGACGCGGCAGCGGTAAGCTCAACGCGGTCGGACTTCACCGTGACCATGTCCTTCAGGTTAGGCGGCAACTCGTTGATCCACCGCTTCATCTCCGCGAACAACGCGTCAAAGAGCTGGCCAGATGTCGGCGCGGTGACGACAACCTTATTCGGGAAACGCAGAAACAGGAACCACAGCATCGCCCAGCTGGCAGACGTCGACTTGCCGGTGCCATGCCCAGAGCGCACGCTGATCTTGCGCTCGCCCGACGCAATGGCAGCCAGAAACTCGGCCTGATATGGCAGTGGGTCGGCGCCAAGCACCTCGCGCACAAAGCGCACGGGGTCGTCGTAATACTCGACAACGAAGTCGTCAAACGGGTTGGCTTCACTCATCCGACACCTCCACATATTCCGCGTCAATCGTGGCGGCTTCGGCGTCGCTGTTCACGCGCTTCATGTCGGAGCTAAACTTGCGCAGCGCATCCAAGTGCAGATCCCCAATGGAAAGCGTGACATTATTCTGCGGGCGCGTGCCGTAGCGATCCTGATTCATCGAGCCAGCCATGAACTTGCGCCACTGCACCTTCTCGCGCGTGGCGGCGATCTCCGTCGGGCTGCTGGCGCCGCTCAACCCGTCAACCATCTCCAAGCCCTGCTCCACCAGCGCATCCGCAGCCTCGCCGCGAGCCTTGGTCAGCGCAGCCGCATACTCAGGCACGCTGTTCAGGCTCCTGCTAACATAGCTGCGCGTGCAGCCGTATTGGCGTGCCAGCTCGGCGACGGTGATGCCGGACGCGATCTGGTCAAACAGCCAATCTGCGCCGCCGTTGGAGGCGACCTCCGTCAATATGCGTTTGCGTAACGCCTTGCCTGCCATTGCGTTTCTCCTTGTACGCGGGAAATTTTAGCGCGGGGCC